TTTTACGCATCATGATTTGGCGGGCGAAATATTTCATGTAGACCCGTATGCTAATAAAGCGCGCGATAAATTGATTAAGTCGCTATCGCCGGAACAGATTAAGATGTTGCAACACCAGTCGAATGATTATCAAGCCACGCTGGACGAAGGGCGCCCACATGGCGAAGCGCTGCGTAACGCAACGGATGCTGCGGTGCGAGGGTATGTGTTTAGCCAATGGCCGGAAGAAGCTAACGCTAGTATGGGCTACAGCGCTCCGCAACGCGCGCTATTGGAATCGCTTAAAAACTATACCAAGACAGGCAAAGAATAATGGCCCAACAGCCAATATACTCGCCGGACGAAGAGCAGACGCTAATGACGCGGTTATGGTCACCGGCGCTAGCAAACGACCCTGAAGCGTTTGTACTGTTCGCCTACCCGTGGGGACAGCCGAATACGCCGCTGGCAAAATTCAAAGGCCCGCGTAAATGGCAACGGGAAGTGCTGCGTGACATAGGCGCGCACATCAAGGCTAACCAAGGCAAGATGAACATGGACACATTGCGTGAAGCCGTGTCATCTGGTCGTGGTATCGGTAAGTCGGCGCTGGTTAGCTGGCTTATTAACTGGATGCTGTCCACCCGCATTGGATCGTCAGTCGTTGTTAGCGCCAACAGTGAAGCGCAGCTAAAATCGGTCACATGGGGCGAGTTGTCCAAATGGTCAGCCATGCTGATCAACAGCCACTGGTGGGAAATCAGCGCGACTAAACTGCTTCCTGCTGCCTGGCTAACGGATTTAGTCGAACGCGACCTAAAGAAAGGCACGCGTTACTGGGCGGCAGAAGGCAAACTGTGGTCGGAAGAAAATCCAGACAGCTACGCGGGTGTCCACAACCACGATGGAATGATGGTAATCTTTGACGAAGCCAGTGGTATACCGGACGCCATCTGGTCAGTCGCGGCGGGTTTCTTTACCGAGAATATTCTAGATCGTTATTGGTTTGCCTTTAGTAACCCCCGCCGGAACACTGGCTATTTCTTTGAGTGCTTTAATGCTAAAAGAGCATTTTGGAATGCACGGACTGTTGACGCCAGAACGGTCGAGGATACAGACAAGCAAGTTTATAACCAGATTATCGCGGAGTACGGTGAGGATTCGCGCGAAGCGCGGGTTGAAGTCTATGGCGAATTTCCATCCGCAGGCGAAGACCAGTTCATTAGCCCCGTTACAGTCGAAGATGCTTTCAAACGTCCGAAGTATAAGGACGAAACAGCCCCAATTGTCATGGGTATTGATCCGGCGCGCGGTGGCTCCGACTCGACGGTTATCGTTGTACGTCAAGGCCGCGATCTTATCGCCATCAAACGCTACCAAGGCGAGGATACTATGTCGATTGTTGGCCGCGTTATCGACGCAATCGAAGAGTTCAAACCGACTCTTACCGTTATCGACGAAGGTGGTCTGGGATACGGCATCTTAGACAGGCTGACCGAGCAACGGTACAAGGTACGCGGGGTAAATTTTGGCTGGAAGGCTAAAAATCCTATTATGTGGGGTAATAAACGCGCTGAAATGTGGGGCGCGATGAAAGATTGGCTTAAAACTGCTAGTATTTCAGAAGATCGTAAGCTAAAGTCTGATTTAACCAGCCCAACACGCAAACCTAACTCGGCGGGGACGATCTTTTTAGAGGGTAAAAAAGAAATGAAAGCCCGTGGCATGGCTTCGCCAGATGCTGCGGATGCTTTATGCGTAACTTTTGCTTTTCCTGTCGCGCATCGGGAGTATAATGCGACAAATATCCGTCGTCAGCCCGAGCCTGGCGTGGTACTTAACTCATGGATGGGAAGTTAAAATGGCTACTAAATTTGAAAAGTCTAAAAAAGACGTTGAGAAAAAAGGCGTTAAAGAAGGCAGCAAACGTGAGGTAGCGTCTGACAAACGTCAGGATAAGCCCATGAAAAAAAGTATGGGAGGTAAATAATGCCGCTCAAAAAAAGCACCGCGCCTAAAGCTTTTCGCGAAAATGTTAAAGCTGAGATTAAAGCTGGCAAGCCAATCAAACAAGCAGTTGCTATTGCTTACGCAACTAAACGTGAAGCTGCTAAGAAATCTAAATAATGGCCTATAACAGCGACGTAAAAGCAGCAGGTAAAGTATCTGAATCTGACCAAGCTGACGATCTAGCTAAAATGCGTAGCCGACTTTCGTTGGCTATTGGCGCTTATAGCGAATCTCGCGAAGATGAGTTGGATGACCTGCGCTTTTACGCTGGCTCACCTGACAATCAATGGCAGTGGCCCGCCGATGTGCTGGCAACGCGTGGCGCAGTGCAAGGTCAGACAATTAACGCCCGCCCTTGTTTGACTATCAACAAACTGCCGCAACACGTTCGCCAAGTAACCAACGATCAACGTCAAAACCGCCCTGCGGGTAAAGTTATTCCGGTTGATGACAAAGCTGACGTTGAAGTTGCTGAAATTTTTGACGGTATGGTTCGCCATATTGAATATATATCAGATGCGGATGTTGCTTATGATACCGCTTGCGAGAATCAAGTAACCTACGGTGAAGGTTACATCCGCATTCTGACGGAATACTGTAACGATGACAGTTTTGATCAGGATATCAAAATTGGTCGCATTCGTAACTCATTCTCAGTCTACATGGATCCTACGATCCAAGACCCATGCGGTTCAGACGCACAATGGTGCTTTATTACCGAAGATATGCTCAAGGATGACTATGAGCGTGAATTCCCTAATGCCAAACCTATTTCGACGCTGGAACAAGGCGGTGTAGGTGATCAATCGCTGGCGAACTGGGTTAATAAAGACACTATACGCGTTGCTGAGTACTTTTATATTGAGTACACCGACAAAAAGCTGAACTTGTATCATGGCAATGTATCGGCTTTTGAGGGTTCGCCTGAAGATCAGCAAATGAAAGACATGGGCATGAAGCCCTTGCGTACCCGCGTGGTTAATGCCAAGCAAGTTAAATGGTGCAAAACCAATGGGTATGAATTTATTGAGCAAAATGACTGGGCAGGATCATCTATTCCTGTCGTTCGTGTGGTTGGCAACGAATACGAAGTTGATGGCAAACTATATGTAGCTGGTTTGGTACGCAATGCTAAAGACGCGCAGCGTATGTACAACTACTGGGTTAGCCAAGAAACTGAAATGTTGGCGCTAGCACCAAAAGCACCGTTTATTGGATATGGCGGTCAGTTTGAAGGCTATGAAAACCAGTGGAAAACAGCTAATACGACCAACTGGCCGTATTTGGAAGTCAATCCAGACGTAACAGACGGTCAAGGCGGCGTTCTGCCATTGCCTGCTAGGTCACAGCCACCGGTAGCGTCTAGCGGTCTGCTGCAAGCCAAAATGGGCGCATCTGACGATATTAAATCAACAACAGGTCAGTATGATACAAGCCTTGGTCAAACTTCTAACGAACGGTCTGGTAAAGCGATTATGGCGCGAGAGCGTCAATCTGATACCGGTACTTATCATTATGTGGATAATTTGGCACGCGCTGTTCGCTATGTCACGCGGCAAATTGTAGACCTGATTCCTAAAATCTATGACACGCAACGTATTGCCCGCATCATTGGTGCTGATGGCGAAACGAACATGGCTAAGATTGACCCAACACAACCTGAACCAGTTAAAAAGATTGTCGATCAGTCAGGGATTGTGATTGAGAAAATTTACAACCCTGGCATTGGTAAGTACGATGTTTGCGTAACGACTGGCCCTAGCTACATGACCAAACGTCAAGAAGCTTTGGAAGGTATGTCGGTTCTGCTGCAAGGCAATCCACAACTGTGGGCGGTTGCTGGTGATTTGTTTATTAAAAACATGGACTGGCCTGGCGCACAAGAAATGGCTAAACGGTTTGCCAAAACTATTGATCCTAAGCTTATGTCTGACCCAGACGAAGATCCAGCATTGCAAGCAGCTAATCAGCAAATGGAAGCAATGGGTAAAGAACTTGATCAAATGCATCAAATGCTGCAAAACGTCGGTAAATCGATGGAAATGCAGGATATGGAACGCAAAGATTTTGAAGCTAAAATCAGGGCTTTTGACGCAGAAACTAAACGTATTGCAGCAGTTCAAGCCGGTATGTCACCAGAACAAATTCAAGATATTGTTTTGGGAACTGTTCATGGCATGATTACCAGTGGTGATCTAATTAATGAAATGCCTGGGCGTGGACAAATGCAGCCACCGCAAGGTATGCCACCGCCGCCAGAACAAGGTATGCCACAAGGTATGCCACCGCCGCCAGAACAAGGAATGCCACCACCGCCAGAACAAGGAATGCCACCACCGCCAGAACAAGGAATGCCACAATGAAAGCCGCTGATTTTGTAGGTTTGCTGTTTTTAGCGCGTGATGTTGCACATAGCGTGCATTTAAATACGCGTAGCTTTTCTAAACACATGGCATTGAACACGTTCTATCATGAAGTTATTGAAAACGCGGATGAATTTACTGAAGCGTATCAAGGTCGGCATGGGTTAGTTGGCCCTATTTCATTAATGTCGGCCAAAAAAACAGCTAACATTATTGAGTTCTTACAAGATCAACTTGATGAAATTGAAAAAGAACGATATAACGTAGTTGACAAAAGTGATACGTCTTTGCAGCAAATTATAGATAACATCGTTCAATTGTACTTATCTACGTTGTACAAACTAAGGTTTTTGGCATGACACTATTAGCGTCCCAAACCTACTTTGGTAAAAATGAACCGTTTGAGCTACAAGTAGCTCGCGGTCAAATACCAGGGCATACGCCAGTTAATATTTTTGGCTACCAAGCTGCGGTAACTACCGCAGGGCCGTATGCGGTTTGGGAAAACGTGAGCGCGTATGTGTTTCCTACTGTCGCGCAACGTATGCTGGTATATAGCTCTTCAGCGTCAGATACTAATTGCCGAATTGTTATTACTGGCTTAGATGTTAACTGGAATCCAATTAATGAATCAGTTATTTTAACTAACGGCGTTACAGGCATTCAAACTACGCAATCTTTTTTGCGTATTAATGGCGCGGTAGCGTTTAATGATACTTACGCGCTGCCAGTTGGAAACATTAGCATTAGTGACGTAGCAAAAACTGCTATATATAGCCAAATAAATGCTGGCATAGGTCGTTCACAAGCTTCGGTATACTCAGTTGCAGCTAACTCTACCTTTTATTTGTATCGCGTAGATGCATATAATAACGAAGCTGGCGGCGGCAACAATTATAGTAGTTATCGTGTTGAAGCAACAGACAACATTAATAAAACAAAATATTTGGTTTTGCAATCACCGTTTATTATTAACTATAACGCAGCACGCCAAATACCTTTTGCATACGCACAAAAAACTGACCTGCAATGGCAAATCAATACAGGAACTGGAACTTCGCCGATTGGCTTAATTGTCGAAGGTATTTTAATTAAAAACTCTGTGGAATAAATATGGCAAATTACACCTACATTTCAGCAACCGCAAATATTAAACCGATGGCTGGTAAGCTGAAAGGCATTTTTGTCAGTTCCGCATCTAATACCCCAACAATTACTGTTTATGATTCTTTAGCAAACGCGACAACTACAGTAATTTTGGGAACGTTTACGCCTGTTGGCGCAACTTCTTATGTATTGCCCCTAGATGGCGCATATGCTAGAGATGGCATTTATGTTGTCATTAGTGGTACAGTTACGGCTACAATTATTTATGAATAACCTTATCGGCGAGGATCACCGAGGATTCTAAGGAATCAATAAAATGTCAGATGAAGTAGAAATAGCGGAAGTACCCGCGCCAGAGCTGGAAATTACGGCAACTCCAGAACCTGAAGAAATAGCGCCGGAAGTACCTGTAGTAGCTAAAACCTTTTCCCAAGAGGACTTAGATGCTGCCATTGGTAAACGACTTGCAAGAGAACAACGAAAATGGGAACGGGAACAGTCGCAACGCGCAAGCGTTCAAGCTGCTGAAACGCCTCCCGTGCTTGACCAATTTAATACTGTGGACGAATACGCTGAAGCATTGGCGATTTCTAAAGCAGAACAACTATTGGCCGATCGCGAAGCGAAAAAGCAACAAACTGAACTTTTAGAGTCCTATCACGATAGAGAAGAGGAAGCACGGGGCAAGTATGATGACTTTGAACAAGTCGCGTACAACCCGAACTTGCCAATCACTACCGTGATGGCTCAGACGATTCAATCTTCTGAAGTTGGCCCCGACTTGGCTTATTACTTAGGGACTAACCCAAAAGAAGCGGATCGCATTTCCCGACTTCAGCCGTTCATGCAGGCAAAAGAAATTGGAAGGATTGAGGCCAAACTGATCTCAAGCCCGCCAGCAAAGAAAACATCGACTGCTCCATCGCCGATTAGTCCTGTCACTGCTAAAAGCAGCGGCGGTGCAGTTTACGATACTACTGACCCACGATCTGTCAAAACTATGACTACATCGCAGTGGATTGAAGCTGACCGTAAAAGACAGGCTAAAAACTATGAAGCGTCGAAACTCCGCTAATTTTACTTTTAGGAAATATCATGGCAAATAGCATTCTTACAATCGACATGATCACGCGCAAAGCGCTTGAGATTCTCGAAAATAATCTGGTTCTGACCCGTAACGTTAATCGCCAATACGACGATTCTTTCGCCGTTGAAGGTGCAAAAATTGGTTCTACCCTGCGTATTCGTCTGCCTGACCGCGCTCTGGTAACTGACGGTGCTGCCCTGCAAGTTCAGGATGACAACGAACAGTTCACCACCCTGTCTGTGGCTAACCAAAAGCATATCGGCGTAAACTTTACGTCTGCCGAACTGACCATGCAATTGGATGACTTCGCAGAACGTGTTCTGAAACCGCGTATCTCCCAACTGGCCTCCAGCATTGATGCTGACGTTGCTAATGCATATCGTACTATTGGTAACTCGGTCGGTACGCCAGGCACTACGCCATCGACTTCGTTGGTTCTGCTGCAAGCGCAGCAAAAGCTGAACGAAAACGCTGCTGTTATGTCCCCACGTTACGCTACTGTTAACCCAGCAGCTAACGCCGGTCTGGTTGAAGGCATGAAAGGTCTGTTTAACCCGACCGATACCGTTAGCCGTCAGTTTAAAAATGGCATGATGGGTACAGGCGTTCTGGGCTTTGAAGAAGTCAATATGTCGCAGTCGATCAAACAGCACACCACAGGTTCTCGTGATGCTACCGCTGCTACCATCGTTGCCGCTTCGGTGACTTCGGAAGGTACTGCTACCCTGTCGCTGTCACAAGGTTCGGTTACTACGATCATCAAAGCTGGTGACGTATTTACCATCAGCAGCGTGTTTGCGGTTAACCCACAAACCCGTGAAACGACTGGTTCGCTGTTCCAGTTTGTTGCTCTGGCTGACGCTACTGCCGTGTCTGGTACTTGGACTGTTACCGTGGCTCCGATTTATTCGGCAGCTCATGCTCTGGCAACCGTCAATACGCTGCCGCTGGTCAATGCTACTGTGACTTTCTTGGGCGCTGCTTCAACCCAATATGCACAGAACTTGGTCTACCACAAAGACGCTATCACGTTTGCAACTGCTGACTTGCTGCTGCCACAAGGCGTAGACATGGCTTCGCGTGCTGTCCATAACGGTATTTCACTGCGTGTTGTTCGTCAGTACGATATCAACAATGACCGTATGCCTTGCCGTATTGACGTTCTGTATGGCTACAGCACCATCCGTCCACAAATGGCCGCGCGTATCTGGGGCTAATTAAAAAGGGGGGTAATACCCCCTTTTCTAAAACTTTTTAAGGAAAAATATCATGGCAATTCCAAATGGTGCAGGTGGTTATCAAGTTGGTGACGGCAATCTGGCTGAAGTTGAAATTTATGATCAAGGTGTGCCAGTTGCGTATGCTGCTGCTGCGTCACCGCTGCTAGTGGCTGATGTTACTAACGGTATTATTAACTATTCCGGCGCGTCTGCTAACCTGCAATTGCCGCTGGTTTCGGATCTGGAAGCAGTTGTTTCTGTCGCTAAATCTAACTTTGCGTTTAGGTTTAACGTAATTGCTACCGGCGCTGGTACGGCTACGCTGACTACCAATACTGGCTGGACGTTGGTTGGTTCGGCTGCTGTTGCAAATGGTACTTCAGGTGCTTTTATCGCCCGTAAATCGGCTGCTGGCGCTTGGACGCTGTATCGCGCATCGTAATTAAATAGGGGCTTCGGCCCCTATTTTTAAAGGAAAATCATGCCTAATACTAAAGCAATCGGCGTAGCTTACGCTGATCCTCAGTTTGACAGTGTTGCGGTAACTGGTGCGGTCACAGCCGCTACTGTTACTACTTCAGGTGACGCGGCGGCATCTAATGCTGTTGCAGGCGTTTATTTTTACTCCACCGCTATTACAGCTAATACAACTACCACCACGGCCCCAAAAGGATCGTTCGGCATGACCAGTAACGCTACTGGTTTGGGTAAGTTGTTTTATTCTGATGGTAGTAAGTGGCAGCTAGGCGCTATTACTTAATAAGGCGGGGGGCTTAGGCTCCCCATCTAAACTATGAACATATATCTACAGCACCCTATTCATGGCCGCAAGATTGCCACTATGGAACTTGAAGCCGAAAATGATGAACAAAACGGCTGGACGCGATACAATGACGAAGCGCCTAAAGTTGAAAACGAACTGATAGCACGGCGTAAACCTACGCGGAGCGCAGCTAAAGGAACCTAAGCATGACAACATATACTGCTGGCGAACAAATTAATGCTGCGCTGCGCTTGATTGGTCAGCTAGCAGAAGGCGAAGATCCAACACCGCAAGCATCGCAAGATGCGCTTACTGCGCTAAATCAAATGATCGACTCATGGAACACTGAGCGGTTAATGATTTTTAATACTCAAGATCAGGTGTTTACTTGGCCTGCGGGGGTGTTAACGCAATCTGTTGGCCCTAGCGGTACTTTTGTCGGCAATCGTCCGGTTATGATTGATGATTCGACTTACTACCTTGACCCTGGTACTAACGTGTCTTTTGGTATTAAGTTTATCAATCAGCAGCAATATGATGGCATTGCAGTCAAAACGGTAACTTCCACTTATCCACAAGTTTGCTGGATAAATATGGAATACCCGAATCTTACAATGACCGTTTATCCAAAACCTACACAAGATTTGGAATGGCATATTATTTCGGTTGATGAGCTAAACAAACCGGCTTCGTTGTCCACACAAATTCTATTCCCGCCAGGCTATCTGCGCGCGTTTAAATACAATTTGGCGTGCGAAATTGCGGCTGAATTTGGTGTCGAACCGCCGCCAACAGTACAGCGGATTGCTATGGCATCTAAACGTACTTTGAAACGTCAAAATAATCCAGATGACGTTATGTCTATGCCTTATGCGCTGGTTGCAACGCGTCAGCGCTTTAACGTGTACGCCGGAAATTACTAATGCAAACACCGATTTTAGGTCAATCATATGTTGCCCGCAGCGTTAATGCTGCGGATAGCCGTATGGTCAATCTGTTTCCAGAAGCTACTCAAGAAGGGCAAACGTCAGGTTTTCTTAACCGCGCGCCTGGCTTGCGTAAATTGGCAACGGTTGGTACTGGCCCTATTCGGGGGTTATGGGCGTATGGCGGGTATGGGTACGTTGTGTCCGGTAGCCGATTGTATCAACTGGATACAAACTGGAACGCAACCGTATTAGGTGCTATTTCTGGTTCTGGCCCTGTATCGATGGCTGATAACGGCACACAATTGTTTGTTGCCGCTAATCCTGCGGGATATATTTACAACGCTAGTACAAACGTATTTCAACAAATTAACGATCCTGATTTTGCTGGCGCGGTAATGGTTGGCTATTTGGATGGGTATTTTGTATTTCAGCAACCTAACTCGCAAATCTTTTGGACAACTAAACTGTTAGACGGTACGTCTATTGATCCATTAGATTTTGCTAGCGCTGAAGGTTCACCCGATAACTTAGTATCCTTGTTTGTTGATCATCTAGAAGTATGGCTTCTTGGCACACAAACTGTTGAAGTTTGGTACGACGCGGCTAACGTTGGTTTTCCTTTTTCGCGTATTCAAGGCGCGGTTAATGAATTTGGTTGCGCTGCAACATATTCACCCGCTAAGTTAGATAATTCATTATTTTGGCTAGGCTCTGACGCGCGCGGGCATGGGATGGTTTACCGTGCCAATGGCTATATCGGGCAACGTGTATCTACTCACGCAGTTGAATACGCCATACAAAGTTATGATGTTATCAGTGATGCTATTGGATTTTCGTACCAGCAAGATGGTCATTCATTTTATGTGCTGATTTTCCCTAGCGCCAATGCTACTTGGGTATACGATGTAGCTACACAAGCTTGGCATGAACGTGCAGGTTTTGCTAACGGTCAATTAATTCGTCACCGTGCTAACTGCCAAATGTTTTTTAACGAAGAAGTTGTAATTGGCGATTTTCAAAACGGCAAAATTTACGCGTATGACTTAAACGTATATGCCGATGATACCCAGCCTCAAAAATGGATTCGTTCCTGGCGTGCTTTGGCGCCTAACACAAATAATTTAAAACGTACTGCACAGCATACTTTGCAACTTGATTGCGAAACGGGCGTAGGTTTAAATGATGGGCAAGGCAATACGCCGCAAGTTATGCTACGTTGGTCTGATGATGGCGGGCATACTTGGTCGAATGAACATTGGGCGTCAATGGGTAAAATTGGCGGTTACGCAACGCGTACTTTTTGGCGTCGGCTCGGCATGACCAATAAACTGCGCGACCGCGTTTATGAAATATCTGGCACTGATCCAGTCAAAATTGCGATTATGGGCGCAGAATTAGTTTTATCGCCTACTAATGGCTGATAAAATTCAAATTCCTGCGGATCGCGTACTTTTAATTGATCCAAATACCAACGCAATTACGCGGCAATGGTATCGCTATTTTCAAAATTTGCAGACTAATAGTGGCGGTGGCGGCGGGTCAGGTACAGTTACATCTATTAATGTATCCGGTGGTTCAACAGGCTTAACAACTAGCGGTGGGCCTGTAACAACTAGCGGCACAATCACGTTTGCGGGTACATTAAATTTGCTTAACGGTGGCACAGGTGCAACAACTGCATCTGGCGCGCGTACTAACTTAGGCTTAGTTATCGGCGTTGATGTACCCAGCCCAACAGGCACAGGCGCATCAGGCTCATGGACTATTAACGCTGCAACAGTTACTAACGGCGTATATACCACTGGAACTTACGCTGACCCGACTTGGATTACAAGTCTTGCCGGAACTAAAGTTATTGGGGCTATATCTGGACAAGCTGGTAGCGTAGCTAACGCATTAACGGCGGGTACTGGTATTTCGTACAGCGCTGGCACAACGTATAACGGTTCTGCTGCAATTACGATTACTAATTCAGCGCCAGATCAAGTGGTGTCTTTAACCGGCGCTGGTACTACTACGATTAGCGGTACATATCCTAGTTTTACAATTACTTCGACGGATACCTATACGGGTACAGTCACCGCAGTAACTGGAACATCACCGGTAGTATCCTCCGGCGGTACAACGCCTGCTATTAGTATGCCAGCGGCTACTACATCTGTTAACGGTTATTTGACTAGTACCGATTGGACTACGTTTAATAATAAACAAGCGGCTTTCGGTTCACAAACAGCCAACTATTTTTACGCTGCGCCTAATGGTTCGGCAGGCGTGCCGTCGTTCCGCGCGGTTGTAGCTGCTGACATTCCTACGCTAAACCAGAATACAACAGGTACAGCAGGTAGCGTAGCTAACGCATTAACGGCGGGTACTGGTATTTCGTACAGCGCTGGCACTACATACAATGGCTCTGCTGCGATTACTATTAATAACGCCGCGCCGATGGTTTATCCTGGCATGGGTATTCCAAACTCTACTGGCACAGCTTGGGGTACGTCTTATACAACTACAGGTTCAGGTACAGTTTTAGCGTTGGCAACTTCGCCTAGTTTTACTACGCCGATTTTAGGAACTCCAACATCAGGTAACTTTAGTACCGGCACGTTTACTTGGCCTACTTTTAACCAAAATACAACAGGTACAGCTTCAAACGTAACCGGAACGGTAGCAATTCTTAACGGTGGTACAGGTCAGACTACTAAAACTACTGCTTATGACGCTTTGTCACCTACGACAACAAAAGGTGATATTGAAGTAAATAACGGAACAAATAACGTCCGTTTAGGCATAGGTACAAATAACTGGGTATTAACCGCTGATTCAACACAAGCGACAGGCGTTAAATGGGCTGCGGTTGCTGGTACAGTTACGGTATCAAATGATACGGCAACGGCAACAAACGTATACCCGTTGTTTTCAGCAGCTACGTCTGGCAGCATTACTACGGTTTATACCAGCAATGCGAACTACCTATACAAACCTAGCACCGGCGAATTAACCGCGCCAGCGCCTATAGCAAGTAATGGCATATTTGTAAATAGCCAAACTATCGCAACAAGCTATACAATAGCGGCAGGAAACTCAGGTATGTCGGCGGGGCCGATTACGATCAATTCAGGTATAACAGTGACCCTAGCATCGGGCGCAAGATGGGCGGTAATATGACTGAAATTGTTGCGCCAGATTTTATGCGCGAAAAAGTGGAAGCGTTACAAGTTGAGTTAAGTAAACAGCCTCAATATGAACCCCCAACAGAACATATTTTTTATGGCGGTATGTATTGCCGTCAAGTATGGCGCCCAGCGGGATGTTTAATAGTTGGCAAAGTACATAAAAAAGAACATTTTTATATGGTCGTATCAGGCACAGTTATTGTAACCACTGATGACGGCCCGCAGATAATTACTGGCCCAATGCTATTATGCAGCAAACCAGGTACTAAACGTGCGGTATACGCAGAAACTGACGCGCTTTGTATGACTTTTCATAGCGTAACGTCAAAAACAGTTGAAGATGTTGAAGATGAATTAGTCGAAGAAGATCCTAATTCTATGTTCATGGTAGGCAATAAAATTAAACCTTTAGAGGTAACAAAATGAGCTTTTTAGCTGCAGCAGCAATTACCGCAGGGGGCGCGCTTGTTGGTGGGTATATGGCGAGTAATGCTGCACAAAGTGCCGCTAATACTACCGCCAACGCAGCTAACAAAGCAACCGCGCTTCAAAAACAACAATACGAAGAAGGCGTCGCGCGGAATAAACCTTTTTACGAAGCTGGCGTTAATGCATTAGGACAGTATCAAGCAGGTATCCAACCTGGCGGCGCGTTGACGCGCGGCTTTACTATGGCTGATTATCAGGCTGACCCAGGATACGCGTTTCGGCTAAGTGAAGGGCTAAAAGGATTAGATCAAACTGCTGCGGCACGCGGCGGTATGCTGTCTGGTAACGCTTTGCGCGGTGCGCAACAATATGGTCAAAATCTTGCGTCGCAAGAATATCAAAATGCGTATAACAGGTACATTGGTGAACAAGGCACGCAGCGTAATGCATTAGCCAGTTTGGCGGGTATTGGTCAAACAACTGCTAATACAATGAACAACGCAGGATCTGCATACGCAGGTAGCGTTGGCGGCATTATGCAAAATCAAGCGCTTAACCAAGCTAATGCAGGGCTATATGGCGCAGGGCAGCAAGCCTCAGCATATGGCGCGGCGGGTAACGCTTTAAGTAAAGTTAACTGGGGCAACGTGTTTGGAAGTAGCGGTAATTTTTACCCTCCTACTGCCGCGTCAAATACATATCCTACAGGAAGCATTTAATTATGGACGGAATTAATTTTGGGTTACTTGGCGATAACGCGTTTGAGTCGTATAAAAAATTTCAAAACGCAGATACGCAAAAGCAATTAAACCAACAACAGCTCGCGCAAGCGCAACAAGCCACGCGGCTGGGCGCAGCACAAGAAGCGGGGTTGCAACGTAAAGGTAGACAAGAAACTTTAACTAACGCGATTCGTGATATCGCTGGGTTTAATACTCGCGAAGAAGTAATTGCGGATATGAATCGTAAACGGCAATCAGGTGAATTAGACTCTGCAAGCTACGATAAAGTTTATTCTACTTTGCCACCGGATGATAGCGGTATACACCCGTGGAAAACTAAAATGTTGCGCGGGTTGTTGTCCGTAAAAGAACAACTTGACGCAGAAGAAAATGATAAACAAGCGGCTAATTTAAACCAAATGTTTGGTATGGGCGCGCCTGCGCCTGTTGCGCCTGCGCCTGTTGCGCCTGCGCCTGTTGCGCCTGTCGCAACCACACCGCAAGATAGATTCGCGCTTGCGCCTGGCTCTGATTCAACTGTACTTGGTGTTGTTGCGCCGACGCCACAAATAGATAACCGAACAAATAAGTTAGCACCTCCGCCAGTTGAAAACGTAAATCAATTAACGAATACAACAATGCCCACTGTTAAGGTTATAGGGGCAAATCTGCCAGTAATGCCTAGCGAAGAGCAAGCTGCAATGATGGCGGGATCTTCGCACAAAGGAACGGCTGAAGCTGGGCAACGTATTTTACAATTTTATGCTTCGCAGCCTGAAGTGACAAAACTTCAAGGGCAAATAAATAGAATGTTGGCGCAAGGTGTGCCAAAAAATGATCCTCAAGTAGCACAACTTGAAGCTAGAATTAAACAAATTTCAACGCACGCGCCGTTAGTTAACATCAATACCGGTCAACAGCTTGAAAAAGCCGAACAGATTAAAAAAGGCGAATTTAACGTTGGCGAGTATAAAGATATTTCTGAAACAAATAGAGCTAATACCAAATTGCTGCCTGCGTTAGATATAGCAGAACGCATCCTAAATAAAGGTTTTGAAACAGGTTTTGGCACGGAAACAAAAGTTGCAGGCGCTCGGTTGTTATCCGCGTTGGGTGTACCAGATGCGAATAAATACGCAACGGATGCAGCTACGTTTCAAACTATGCTGACGCAAACTGTATTGCAACGCCAGCTAGAACAAAAAGGCGTAGCAACTGAAGGTGACGCGCAACGTATCGCAGATACATCCGCTAAACTTAGCAACCCTGTTGATGCTAATAAGTTTATTTTGGCTACTGCACGCGCTACTGTTCAGCGCGATCAAGAGCATAAAAAATTCTATGACACTTGGTGGGCTAAAAATAAAACTTATGAAGGCGCGTCAGATGCTTGGGATTCTGGCCCTGCTAATAAGTCTATCTTTACTTATCCTGCTCTTAAAGCATACGCGCCTAAAGAAACAGCACCTGCGGCGCAAGCACCTACCGTGGACAAAAACATTCCTCCAGTACCTAATGGGTTAGATCCTAATTTATGGAAATATTTAAGCCCAGCGGAGCGTAAATTATGGGTCAAATGACCATTGAGCAACAACGCGCGTTAGCAATGGCTAACGCACGGATGCGTGCTGCTCAAGCAGCAGAGCAAGACGCGCAATCTGCGTCAGACCTTATAGCCGGTGAAAATCCTGATCAAATACCTGGTGCAAGAACAGGTGGCTTTTTAAGTGACTTTGGTGCGGGCGTTGCAAACTTAGCTGATGTTACAGTAGGTAATGTAATCCCATCTACAGCGGGTACATTAACATACACTGGCGCTAGAGCATTACAGCAAACACCTGAACAAGCTGCGCAGTTACAACAGCAAGTATCTGGCGCGCTTGATAAACCATTTGGTAAAGCATTTGGTATTACAGAATCGCCAGCGTATACAAATGCAGGTAGCCAACAAATTATGGACTTTATCGGCCAAAATGTCGGTAAAGGTGCAACATGGATTTCTCAGCAAACAGGATTACCGCCTACTGACGTAGAAAATATGATTGGGTTGCTTAGTTTAGCTATGCCAAAAGTATATTCGGTGGGTAAAAATGTAGTTAATGCCGCAAGGCCAATGGCTAAAAATGCTTTATCGGCCGTTAATGAATCACCTGCGGTACAAGCGGTAAGAGCGCCATTTAAAGATCGCGCAGCGCAAATTGCGACAAAAAAATCTAACGAAAGTTACGCAAACGCAAATCGTATTGAAGCAGCACAAAAAGCTAGCTCATTGGGAATTGCATTAAATCCTGCTGAGTCTAACCCAACTACAATGAATAAAGTAAAGTCCGTTGTAGCGGGGCAAACGGATCTTAACGATAAACTAAGTGTTCGAAATCAGCCTAAATGGACGTCTATCGCAATTGAAGATATGGGCTTGCCATCTACTACGACGTTAAATGCCAAGGCATTTGATACCGCGTTAGATATGCACAGCAAGCCATATAATACAGTGCGTAAAATACCTCAGTTGCAGCCAGATGCAAACGTAATAAAAAGCGTTGGAGATTTGTATGTAGAACCAGGTAACGCAACTATTGGCGGCGAAGCCAGCGCAAAAGCAGTAAATAAACTAGTAAGCGAAGCAATAGATAAAATATCTGCTGGCCGGTCTGGCGAACAAATTGTTAACGATATTCGTAAATTGCGCCGTGATGCCAATAACATTTATCGTACACAAGAAAAAAGCGGTATTCCTGACGCGACGCGTATTGATTTAGCTGACGCGAATTTAAAAATTGCTAAACAGTTAGAAAATCTAATTGATGCTAACGTAAACGATCCTAAGTTATTAGGTGAAATTCGTGCGGCGCGGGCTGCGCAAGCTAAAGTTTACGATTATGAACGCGCAACTGATATAGCTACAGGTAAAGTTGACCCTGCAAAACTGGCAAAAATGCTTAGTGAAAATAAGCCTTTATCTGGTAAAGCTGCGGATATGGCGGCAGTTGCAGCTAACTTTCCTGATATTGCAAACATTGGAACAACTAATACTTCCGTTACACCACGCCTAACGCGGTCAGGTGTGGGTGGTACAGTTGGTTTTGTAGCAGGTTCAACCGTAGGCCAACCATTTGCAGGCGCCGCATTAGGCGCAGGCGCTGGTTTAGTAGCTAGTGAATTAGCGGCGCGGCGTATAGGGTCACCTGCTTATCAAGCAAAACACGCGGTTCCACAAGACTTTAGACTACCAATTAATAATCTTGCAGAACAAGCAGCGCCTACGTCTAACCTACCTGCTATTTTTGATGTACGCAACGCGCTATCGCGTACACCGCCGCCACAAACTGGCCCTAACTGGGTGTTTGGCCGCACGCAGCCTGAAGTAAACGTAGGCGAACAAAATATAATACCTAAACTAGGCGCGCCAAGTGCCGAGTCCACTATGCAAGGTGTGCAGCAGCGTCGGCAGTACGATTATAATTTGCAAAAGTATTTAGACGAACAACAGCAAAAAGCGCAAGAAGGCGTGCCTCGCGCTAAAACCGGTGAAGGTATACTATTTGACCTTGATCCAATTACCGGCAAACTGCGCAGCGTCAGCCAAGGCATGAAAGGTGCTACGCCAGATACGCTGGTTAGCACAGGTCATTCGCTTAAATCTGCGGCTGAAAAAGTAGCTAACGGGCAAAATTTTGCTCTGTCGGCAGAAGAGAAAATTGCATGGGATAAAACTAGAACCGATGTATCTTTAATCGGGCCAGAGTTTAAAAAGTTAACCAGCAAACAAATCGCCGAACGATCAATGGATCGTGTTTGGGTAGAAGATACAATTAATAAAGCGCGCGCTAAAGCGGCTGCCTTTGATGAGATTGCTAAACGTGCTGAAAACGCGCAAGCTATTCGTGAGGCAAAAGCAAATCGTGAAAAAATGCTTGATCTGTTAGAATCACTGGAAAATAATTTTGGCAAACCGCGTGCTTCGTCATCAGGCGTGCAAGGGCCAAAAACGCGTGAAGCCATACGCAATAACATGATCGAAAATCGCGATATTAAAAACAATTTAGGTAAATAATGGACTTTCAAAACTTATTTAATCTGGTCGCTGGCGGCGTTATGGTAGTTATTGGCTGGTTTGCCAGGGAGCTATGGACTGCGGTAAGCGAATTAAAGTCTGATTTATCTAATTTGCGTGAAGAATTGCCTAAAGTGTATGTAACTAAGGATGATTTCCGCGAAGATATGCGTGAAATTAAAGATATGTTGAGTAAGATTTTTGACAAGCTTGACAATAAGGTAGACAAATAATGGCTTCATTATCCCCAACACCTCGGCAACAATTTTTTGATGCAGCAGGCGTTCCTTTAGTCGGCGGTAAAATCTATACCTACGCTGGCGGCACAACAACACCGATTACGACCTATACGACGCAAGCCAGCGACGTTAACAATACCAACCCGATTATTCTAGATGGGCGCGGCCAAGCGAACATCTGGCTGCTACCTTCGGTGTCGTATAAGTACATTGTTACCGACGCAAATGATGTAACGCAATATACAGTCGATAATATTCTGGTTCCAATCGACAATCTATCCTTTTCATCGCCGCCGCCTATGGGTGATATTGCACCTAATACCGGCGCGTTTACTACGCTGTCTGCAACAGGCAATGTAACCTTTACCGGCGCAGGCGCTACGCAGTTGCAAGTAGGATCTACGTCAGACCGCCCAACACCGGTCATCGGTATGATTCGCTATAACAGTTTGCTGGCCGCGTTTGAAGGATACGGCTCGACAGGTTGGGCGGCTATCGGCGGCGGCGCAGGCGCGACAGGCGGGGGTACTAACCAATTAGTCCTTCAAAATGATCAAACGGTCACCGCCAGCTACACAATTTCAGCGAATAAAAATGCCATGTCTACTGGCCCATTGACTTGGGGCGCGCCATTTTCTGGTACAGGTAGCATTGCGGGTACAATGCTGACAATTGATTCGGTATCAGTTGGCGCATTAGCGGTGGGCGCGGTAATCGTTGGCTCGACTATAACCGCAGGCACTACGATTACTGCTTTGGGTACAGGTATAGGTGGCATTGGTACTTATACCGTTAGCGTATCGCAAAGCGCGGGGGCTACTACAATTACCGCGCCGATCATTATTACCGTACCTACCGGCGCGCGCTGGGTCATTATTTAAAGGAATATTATGGCATCGACTATTACCGCCGGTAATGCAACAAATGGCCTAGCTATTGCGTCAGATAACGTTGGCATATTTCAGCTTAAAACTGGAACTGGTGCAGGAACAACCGCGCTAACAATTGACGCATCACAAAATGCTACCTTTGCGGGTACGGTTACATCTACAGGCGTAATTACTAGCCCCACGGGCGCGCTTTATCCTATTTCAACAGGTACTGCTGTTGCATCTACATCTGGCACATCAATTTTATTTACTGGTATTCCGTCTACCGCTAAACGCGTAACGGTAATGTTTAGCGGTGTATCTACATCAGGTACTTCACAAATTATTGTGCAACTCGGTACATCATCAGGACTTGTTACAAGTGGTTATTTGGGGTCTAGCGCGCGCGATGGTAATCCTGCATTAGTTACCGCTGGTTTACCAACATCAAACCATACTAGCGCTACAGACGTAAGAAATGGCGCGGTTTACATTAGTTCTTTTGGCGCAAATCAATGGATATCTATAAGTTCAATAGGCTTATCAAGCACAGGATCAACAGGATCTGGTGGCGGTAATATTACGCTTAGTGGAGTGTTAGACCGTGTAAATATTACTACTGTTAATGGCACAGATACGTTCGACTTAGGTA